CAGCGCCCACCACGGGTGTCCAGCATCAAGGGTTTGAATTTGCAGTGTTTCAGGCGGGTTCAGGCAACGCTGGCTTCCGGGTGGCTTCCCAAAAAACCGGCCCTGTCGCTAGCGATGTGCCGCGCTTCGCCCGCCAGCATAGGAATATCGCCCGGAAGGAACCGCCAATTCGCCGGAGCTGGACCCCGACCGGACTCTCGCTGGATACCGGAGGCCAGTGGCCCCCTGCCCCGCGCGCTCCTCTCCCGAGCATATCAACTTTCTAGCCCGGGAGAGGGCTTTCTGTCCCTTCGAAAACTGTCCGGCGGACAATTTTCTATCTGGAACGCAGGGTTACGCGCCACTGGCCAGTTCGATCACCCGCTGCTTCGACAGGTTGCGGTTGAACCGCCGCTTGTTGAGGGTGAGGGCGATCACGGCGAGGCCGAATTGCCAGTGCTGATGCGCGGCCGAGCGGTGCAGCCCTGCGGCCCAGCAGATCTCCTTCCACCGCTCCCCATGGGCCTTCATCCAGACGATGCGACCGTCCGTCGGCTCGAGGCAGGCAGTCCAGGTCAGCGTTTCCTCCATGCGGCTGATCGCCTGCGGCGAGGGCAGCACACGCATCGGCTTGGGCTCCTGCCCGACCTTGTCGCCAAAGCTGTGCAGAACCGCAGGCCAGGTGCTGAAGTAACCCTGCCGCCGGGGCTCGGGCAGACGCTTCAGCACGAAGGCAGCTTCGGCGAGCCGTTCTTCGACCAACGCTGGGGTCCAGACGGTCATCGATGCACCTCCCGCCCAGTTGCGGCCGGGCCATAAAGCTTCTCGCCCAATTGGCGCACCAGTTCCCGCTCGGGCCAGGTCAGGCGGTGATCGTCGAGAGCGACGGCCAGCACGCGCTGCTCGCGCCAGCCATCACGTTTGACCTCATCGGGGTTCCGACGACGGCCGCCATAGCCCTTCGGTGCGAAACGCATCCCGGTCATTGCAGGCCCCCCTTGGTCGCGAGCGCCCAGAACAGGATCGCGATGGCGTCAGCCTCGTTGTCGTCAGCAGGGCTGAACCCCCTCGCCCGGGCTGCAGCAATCATCGCCGCCTTGTCGGCGTTGCCCTTGCCAGTGGCGTGGCGCTTGATGGTGCCGACTGGCACCCCCTCGTAGGGCACACCCCGTAGTTCGGCCCATGCGGTCAGCGTGGCCATCAGCCCGCCATAGACATGGGCGGCGTCAGTTGCTGCGTGACGACGAACCTCTTCGAACCAGATGGATGCGATGGGCCCGGACAGACGGTCCAACTCACCCAGCCAGTTGGTGAACCGCAGATAGCGCATGCCACCGCCGTCGTAGCGGCCGGGACGGAAGGAGACGGTGCCGCTGGTGATCAGCCCATCAAGGCCATGCAGCGCCCATCCCGTCGTGGTGCCGAGATCGAGGGCCAGCAGGGTGCGGCCAGACCGGACGGAGGACGGCAGATCGGGGATGGCCACATGGGGTTGAGTGGCGAAGGTCAGGTCAGCCATGGGTGGTCTCCTCTTCTGGTTGGCTGGTCGTCGGGTCTGGTGATTGGGGCGAGGACAGGGATCGCGCGCGAAACCCCTGGGGGTGGGCGAGGGAGAACCCGCCCGCGGCGTTCTCCCCCACCCCCGTAGGGGGTGGTTTCACCCCCAACTTTGGAGACCGGGAGCAAACCACTGACATGGAATGGAAATTCCAGTTTCGGCAGTGTGGATTTCGCTGAACTTGCCCAATCTGATTGCAGCGTAGCCGTTGCGGCATCCGCGCAATTCTGCAGGGGCAGTTTCGGAAGCGGACCGAAACTGGTCACAACTGGACCCTGCGTGGTCCTGCGTGAGGATGACGAGGCAGTTTCGGCAGCGCGCCCAATCTGGTTCAAACTGGTCCCTGCGCAGTGCCGCGCAAAGCAGATGTCGGGGGTGATCATGGCCGTTCCCCCTCTGGATAGACCCAGACATGCGGGTTCTCGACCTCGAGAAGCGCGCCGGTCTGCGGCGACTTGTAGTGGGTCGGCAGCACCACAACGCGGACGGGCGTGACTTCGCCGGTCTCCGGATCGACCTCCTCGGCGCCCGTGGGCATGACCATTCCCTCGACGCAGAGGTAGCCGAAGCGCGAGCGTGAGGGCCCAAGGCCATAGGGGGCCGCGTTGCGGACAAACTTGATGGTGCCCTTGGTGGCCTGCACGGCGATCCGGTCGCGGATGGCATCCTTGCCGCCCAAACCGCCCTTGTTCTCGAATACTTCTGCGAACTGATTGGCTGTATAGAGACGCCCCTCGGCGGCTTCCTCGAGCAGGATGGAGAGGATTACCTCCTGCTTGCGAACGCGCTCGGCGTCGTATTTCGTGCCGACTTCAGCGCGGACCAGGCGCTCGTTCATCGGGTTGATCTCGACCCACTGGCCGCCAACCTTGTCGATCAGCTTCGAGGGCAGCGCAGGGCCATTCCTGAGCTCGATCTCGAGCTTTCGCTCCGGCGCGTCCTCATCCGGCCGGTGCAGGATCAGGCCAGAGGTGTAGAAGCCCCTGAGGGCACTGGCCCCCGACAGGGCGAGGAACGGATCGTCCTTCAACTGCTGCTTCGACAGCTTTCGCGTGTGGTGGACCAGGATCACCCCGCAGGCGGGATTGATGTAGTCCCGCAGCACCTCCACCCGGTCCTTGAGGAAGAACATCATCGCGGTGTTGTCGTTTTCGCCGCCGCCATCCGGACCGCCGTCGAAGAGGTTGCGGATCGGGTCGATGCAGATGATGTCCGGGCCCGCATCCGGAAAGGCCGCCTGGATGGCGCGCGCCACCCGCATGCTGCCATCGGTATCGAGCAGCATCTTCAACTTGGGCGTCGCCACGAAAGTGTCGCGTGCTGCAGCCAGAACCCTGGCGGGCAGCGCGATCTGCCCCAGCCGCTCGCGCAGGTAGTGATACTGGATCTCGGCCTGAAGGTAGAACACGCGCAGCGGGCGTGGCGGCGTGAAGCCGAGGAAGGGCTGACCGGCGGCCATGTGGACAAGCCAGCTGATCGTCAGATCGCTCTTGCCGACCTTCGGCGCACCGCCAAGCACCAAAAGCCCGCCCGGCGTCAGCACGCGCGGCGCAATGATGTCCTCGGGCATCGGGCTGGTATCGTCCAGCAGCACACCGAGCGTGAACGTGGGCATTTCACTGGGCGCAGGGGCTGCGCTGTCGAGGCGGACCAGCGCCGGGCCATTCTTCTGCACATGCAGATCCCAGAGCCGCTCGGACTCGCGCTGCAGGCGCTCGATCGGCCACGCAGGCCGCAACATGGCGGCGTTGTAGCCGCAGATCGCCTGCCAGCCCTCGTCCTTCGACATCCGGCCTTCATGGACCATGCGCACGAAATGGCCGATCGCAGCCGAAGCGCCCTCGAAGCGTGACCAGTCATCCTGGCCGCCCTCGCGCACCGGGGTCACCAGCACGTCGTCGAGGCGGGGCTTTTCCGGGGTGACACTCCCGCTGGCGACCATCCCGGCACCCGGCAGCGGCGGCATTTCAGCGACGCGCTCTGCAAACTCGTCGAGATCGACCTCTACGGAATGGTGCTCGCGGATTTGCACCAGGCGCTGATGGCCATGCTTGTGATAAACAGTGCCTGCCACCCTGATTGGCTGATGCGCCGACCGAAAATGCGTGTCGCCACCGACCTTCAGGGCAATATCGCCCCGCAGACGGCAAAGGCTGGCCAGCGCCGCCCCCTCGGCGGGTTCGGTCATCTTCCACCAGATGTGCAGCTTGGCTGCACCTTCGGACGTCCGCCCGCCGCTCTCGATGATCAGGGTGGGTTGACCCAGATGGCGCAGCAGGTGGGCGAGCTTGGCGGGGATGTCGCCCGCGTCGAGATCGACGACCAGTGCCTGCATCTGCAGGACTTCGGCGGCTTTCGCCTGTCCTGGTCCGGCGACCGTGCCGGGGATTACATAGACGGCGGCCCCTTCGCGCCATGCCCAGTTGGCAAATGTCGCAAGCTTGCCTGGCGCTGTGGCGTCAGCGTCGATCCAGACGTTGTGCGGTCGTCCCTCCTTGCCCTGCCCCATGTCGACAAAGCCTCGGACCGGGATCTGGCCCTCGCACCAGCCGAACACGACATCGAGGAACGTCGCGATCTGGACCGGGTCAGGTTCGACGCCAAACGGATCTTCGGCCGCCGGGGCGTCGTTGAAATCCTGCCATGGGCTGAAGTGGACGATGTTGTTTTCGGTCATCCAGGTAGCCCCCAGCAACGCGCAGCCCATGGGCAGAACCGGCATTCGAAGAAGTCGCGATTGGCCGCGATGCGGGGCAGCAGCTCGCCCGCGTCGGTCGCCTGCAGGATCCGAACGCCCCGGTCGGACATGCGTTGCGCCAGGGCTGCATCGAACGGTACCAGTTCATGATGCAGCTCGGCCGTGTCCTTGTTGATCGCGGTGAACAGCGCCGGATTGGCCGAGATGCCAGGGACGGTCTCTTCCATGTAGGCCTGGTAGAGCGCGATCTGCGCGGCATAGACCGGCTTCGCGATGGCGACGCCATCCTTGACGCAGGCCCGCCAGTTCTTCGCGTTCATGGTCTTGCATTCCCAGAGCGCGGGAGCGCCAATGCCAAGCGGCGCGGGTGACGCGGCGATGATCCCGTCGACGTGGCCCCGGATACGGCCGCCCGCGACGGAGAAGCCGAACTGATCCCCATCGGGGCGATTGCCCTTGCGGGTGTAGATGTCGACCCCGGCCGCGCGCAGCCAGCGGATCACCAGATCCTCGAGCTGGTGGCCGATCGCGAAGATGCGCAGCGTCTGGCCGCCGAAATCCGCGCCCTCATCCTTGGGCGCGCCCGCGAATTCGAACTGCAGCGCCCGCTCGCAGGCATGGCCCAGCCGGGATGCGCCGAGATAGGTCCGGGGCGGCGTGGCCTCGCGCTCGGCGATCAACGCGGCATCGATGGCAGCGTTGACGCGTTCGGCGATGCCGGGCCGGTGATTGTAGTCCAGCATCAGAACGGCACCTCCGTCGTGGCGGCGATGCGCGACATCTCGGCGCCATAGCCCTCGAGCACCTCCTCGATCAGGGCGGTCACGTCAGTGGCGGTGAGGTCGCGGAGCCGCTTGTCCCAGCCGATCCGGTCCATCGTCTGGCCCAGACGCTTCATCACCAGCGCGAGGGCCGTGCGCTCTTCCTCGGTCATTCCCTGCATGGTCAGTCCTTTGCGTTGGTGGGCCGCAAACCATGCCTGGCAGGGCATCGAGCAGAACCAGCGATGCTCGCAGGGGCGGGGTTTGGCGGGGTTGAAGAAGCCGAAGCCTTGCGCGGGGCGCAGGCAGACGGCGCAGGGCACGAAGCGTGGGTGCCAGAGGCG